GGCGCAAGTGTGGCGGTAAGTCTCTTAAAACAAAGAACATCCGCAGCGCAACGCCTAGAGGGTTTGCCGCTGCAGTATTCGAGGCAAATGGAATATGAAAACCTGGTATCAACAAAAACACGCTGAGGCATTAGCCAAAGCAAAGGCAGCCGCAGAGCTTGGCGACTATGAGCAGTATGAGCACTGGAGCAAAGAGGCTGAGAATTATAAGCGGATGAGTGGGGAGTGATAAAATGAAAAACAGATACGGGCTTGATGTCAGCTATTTAGAAGGAAAGCTTCTTCAGTTAATAGCAGATATCGACAACTACAAGCCAGACGAAGCCGCCAGGGTTCTTCTTAGGCTGTCCGTTGTGTGTGATTCAGAAGTTATAAGCGAGAAAGAATTTGACAACTACCGGCGCATGAATGGTAAGGGCGACTGAGATGAACCTAACCACCACACAAAAGCACAATATCCCAGTCTTTGGCGACACCAAATACCGCGGCAAATGCCCAAGCGAGATGGCCGAGCAGGTCAGCTTTCTGGCATTGCTGCGGATTGAGTTTCCAGAGCTGGCAGAGATTGCGGTGCACATCGAAAACGAAGGCAAGCGCAGTAATGGCCTGCGCAAGCAGCAGCAGGGCATGCAGAAGGGCGCCAGCGACATTGTCATCCCATGCTCGCCGCCAATCCTGATTGAGCTCAAGAAGGCCGACCACACCCAAAGCAGCGTTAAGCCTGAGCAGATAGCTTACCTTGCTCGCTCAATGCGTCTTGGTGCGTTCGGATGCGTTGCGCTTGGCGCGGCAGGAGCAATGGAGGCAGTGCGTCACTATGTTGCCACAGTATCACCACGACCACGATAAGAAGTGGCTAACAGAAAAGCTCAGCATGTGCTTGTCACATCTTGAGCGCGAAAAGGTTTGCGAGGCTTACAGCAAGGTGTACCGGGAGGCTTTTGACGCCGAGCCGGTGGAGTATCGCAAAGAAGGTAAAGCCAGGTTTGCGGCCAATACTAGGTTGCGGGTTTATTGTAGTAAAAAATCTAGGGTATTTAACTAATGAAAAATGTATGGCTAATGCAGGGCGATTGTCTTGAGCGTATGAAGGAAATCCCAGACGGTTCGGTTGATATGATTTTGGCAGATATTCCATATGGGGAGGTAAATCAAAAAAGCTCAGGACTTAGGTTATTGGATAGGGGCAGTGCAGATGCATGCGAAATAAACCTTGAGGGTATGATTAAAGAGTGCATAAGAGTATGTTCTGGAAGTTTTTACATCTTCTGCGGAACACAGCAGATTAGCACGATTATAACGCACTTTAAGGAGCACAAGCTTACTACTAGGCTGTGCGCTTGGGAGAAAAGCAACCCATCCCCAATGAACGGCGACAAGCTCTGGCTCTCTGGTATGGAATTTTGTGTTTTTGCAAGGAAGCCAAAAAGCACATTCAATGAGAGATGCAAAAAGGGTTTATGGCAAAACCCAGTAGGCAGGTCAAAAATCCACCCCACAGAAAAACCAGTAAAGTTAATGGAGAGGCTTATTCTGGCAAGCAGTAATGAAGGTGACACCGTTTTGGACTTCACCATGGGCAGCGGCTCAACTGGCGTTGCTGCTCGTAATCTTGGCAGAAAGTTCATTGGCATAGAGCTTGATTTGAACTACTTTAATATTGCCTTAGAGCGCATAGAGGCTGCGGAACCTATTGACACCACCACCAGCTCGCGCAATAATTAAACGGCTGATTGCTCACCAATACCATTTCGCCCGCCACAAGCGGGCATTTTTTTAATTACGAGGTGTTTTATGTGTGAAGAAAAAGACAAGGAAAAAGAGCCTAACCCAGAGCCAACCGGCGGCGCTGGCAAGCCTCCAAAAGACCCAGTGTAAACCATGTGGTTTGCATACGTTTATAATGCAGACCTAGCCACACTGTTAGCCGCAGTCTACTTGATTGCGGCTTATTTTTGTGTTCAAGATGTATGGAAGTGCCTTCTAGCCAGCCTTGCCTGTCAACTCTATTACCTTAGCCCGCTCTACACCTACACAGTAGACCACGCCCCAGCATTCGCCTTTATCGTCTACGCCTCGATTTACTTCACGGTAATCAAATCACTGAATACCTACAAAGTTATGGTCGCCTGCTTTACAATGGGCATATTCGAGATTTTAATGGCGGGGGCTTATAATGACTGGTTCAGCCCACAGGGACTTAATGATTGGCTGTATCAGAATTACGAGGTCATTGTCTCACTTCTGCATGCTTACATTGTGTATACGTTGGTTCAGTGGAGACTCGTTAGACGTTTTCTTGGGTTTTTTCGTGACGGTGTGGTGCGGAGTCTCAGCGGCAACTGCCTTCCTTTATATTTTTGAGGCGAGAAGGGTTATAATGAGGCGGAAGGAAATTGTGAGGAGTATGAGAGATGGCAAGTGATACTGAAATCAGGCTCCTTGAACAGCGCGTTGCCAGCATAGAAATCAACATGTCAACTAAGAGTGACATTGGCGTGCTCAACGGCAAGATTGATAGCCAAGCCGAAGGGTTTAAGGCCATCAAAGAGCTGGCTGAGAAGATAGACCGGCTGGTTACACAAAACGCCAAGCGTGAAGAAAACGACCGCCACATCGAGAAGGGCATGGAAAGAATTAACATGCGACTTGAGGTGCTGGAGAGATCAGACCATGAAACCCGCGTTTACATCGCCGCAGACAAGCCGTACAAGGAAATGCGCAGCGTAGCCATGAAGGCTGTGATTGGTTTTATTGTGGCAGGCATCCTTGCCGCCGCGTTTATTTCACAACGTTAGTCTGCACGCCAGCGCGCTTTTCCCAGCTTCTTGAGACGCTGATGCCAAGCATGCCAAGGATTAGCGGCCAAAGCTCCGTCATGTCGATTTGAGCTGGCGCTACAACATCAGACCCGCTAAGCGCCAAAGCCCATTGCAACATGCTGTAAATCACATAGTTGTAACCAATGGCGATAACGCACAGCCAGCCGAGCCCTGGTCGCCACCCTGCCACAAACATGCTTGGATGGCTCGCCTCAGTCTTGTTAATGTCGAGCTGCGCCATCATCAGGCCAACATGCGCCTGCAGCTCTGCAAGGTCGCCTTTCTGCTCCAACTCTTTGAGCTTAAAAAGCTGCTCGGCGCGCTGGGCTGGGTCTGGCCATATCTTGTTGATTACATCGCGCCCCAAGTCGAGCGCCGCTGTGAATGGGTCTAAGCTCATAATCACCTCAACTCGTAATGGTTGCCGTCAGCATTCTTGAACCTGCCACCCCACCTGCACAGCTCGTGCTGATGCTCCCACCATTCACCAAGCTCCCTGTGCGCCTCTGTGCTGGCAAGAAATTGCCCGCCCTTGAACAGGTTTAGGTCAATGGCACATTTAAGTTTGTGGTTGGAATTGGCCGAGCCATAGCCGACTTTCTGGCCAAGCTCGCCATGCACCCGTGGGTCGCGGAACAAATCGCCTCCCCTTACCTCAAATCCAAGGCTGTGCGCCTTGTCAATGAGGCGAGGAAGCAGTCTCATAAATAGCTCTTGCTTCTCACCTAGCTTCATTTTTGTTACTCCAGACAGTCTGGCGGGCGTTATCTACCCGCCTTTCCTGTTAATTGGCGCTTATCACAGATAGTCAATGATCAACGTGTAGCCTGTCGGTTTGCCAGCTGTTACCAGGCCAGCTGCGATATGGTATCCAGTTGTGCGAATAAAGCCGTTTGTGTTTGGGTAAAATACCCTAGTTGATGTTGATGTTACTCGCTGCCAAAACATGCCACAACTATTCGCCAAATCCCAAAAAACCTCAGCCGGATATTCAACCCCGCCTGATGAGCGAATCCTAACTGATTTGATTCTATCCATGGCGATTGGCACATCCTGCCACTTGATTGTCGGAGCGCCGCCTGAGCCTGGAAAGCTGTCGATTGGATACTCCAGAGTTCTAGTCAGAATTGATGGCCTGGCGTCAATTGTTTTTACATAGTTGTCATAAGGCACACCAATGGCATCACAGAAAATCTTAGCCATGATTTCGTGACCGTTGGCGCTTGGGTGCAACCCATCACTGTAATACACGTACGGAGGTTGACTGAGTGCAGAGCGGTCATAGCGTATAAGCGAGTAACCATTTGCGTCTGCAAAATCGACAATTGCCTTAACATAGTCGTCATAAGCAAAGCCAACTTCTTGCACTGGGTGCAGCGCAGGATTTGCCCTTGGCGGCACAGTCAGCAAAAACGTGGTGTTAACGGACAGCGCCTGTATCTCTGTCATTAAGGATTGCAGAGATGCAATATATTCGGCAGGCGTCTGTGAGCGGCCAGCTTGATAGATGCTGTTTGTACCCAAAGCGATTGCAACTAACTTACGCTGACTGAACGAAACTTCAAAGTTGCTAAGCGCTGAAATCTCAGCAATCTTTGCTGGAGTGTTGAAGTCATCAAACGTGCGACCTGACCAGCCAATTGCATTGACCCGCACACCGACAGTGCTGGTCTTGTAAAGCGTAAATCCTGAGATTATCAGTGTCCCACCCACAGCGGTGATTCTGATTGTGTCGCCTACAACAGATTCCTCTGCCAGCGTGATGTATCCTGTGTGACTTGCGGCAGCTGTTCCAGTTGTGGTCAGCGCCCCCACTGAGACTCCGTTTAGCGCAACATCTGCACTTGATGCAGTGTGTGCAACCTGCGAGCCATCGTAGAAAAAACCAACTTTTGAAATCTCGCGGAGCTTTATTTCAATCCATTCCCCAGATGGGATTGATAGTTGTTTTTCAACAAGACCAGTGTTCGGGAATGTGACTGCCGCAGACGAAACACCGCCTCCGTTGCCTGGCATCCCTACCTCAAACCAAGCGCCGTAAAACATGTTTGCATTGGTTTCGTACATTCTTCCAGTGTCGTTTCCGAAACCCCTGTTATTGTGGTTGAAAACAGACCGACATACACGGTACAGATAACTTTGATAGAAGTTGCTATTACTCAGCCCCGATCCGCTAAAAATACCTTGTGTGATTGAGTCGCCAATAATTGTCAGGCTTGTTTGCTCTGAAGTTCTAGCACCTGTCAGATAATTGACTGGCGGGGACACATCTAACTCTAGAGCGTTCAAGTCCTGCTGGAAACCATCAAGCGTTTCCTGAACTGTCTGAGCCTTTGTGTCGTCAGTAATTGCTGCCGCTGGGTGCGCTCCTGCGTCATTACGACCAGTAAGAATGCTGTGATTATTAACATGCACCACCTGGTAATCCGGCGCGCTTGGGATTGTTCCGGCAGGCACAACAACTGGGAATGGTGAGGCGCCAACATAAATCCATTGGGTATTGCTGGCATCAAGCGCAAAGTCAGTTGATTTTGTAAAGGTCACGCCATCAGCAAATTTGCCGACATAAGACCAATCAATGTCGTTAATTGTGGCTGGCAAAGTCTTTTGCACTTGGCCGGTCACTTCGTTAGTGGCGTAGTCACCAGTCCGACCGGTAATCACATCAACATGAAACGTGTTGTGCTTCTTGGTTTCTTCGAGGTCTGCGACCGTAATAACATCACTCATGTGGAATATCCTTCGCTGTATCCTGAGCTATAAGCTCCGCCTGTGGTTCCGCCATCATATAAGTAGATGTCGGGATGGTAGTTTTTCCCTGTTATCTTAACACTTTTGTCATTCTGTGGGTCAACCGTTGACGGGATTATCATCTGCGCCAAGTGTCGCGCCTCGTTACCGAATGAAAATTCTGTCTTGAGCTCATTGTTTCCGGTGTATACTTCCTCGGTCGGAGCTGATAACAGCACCACTTTTTTATCGTCAGCCCCTGGCAGACAGCGGATTGACTCAACCGTGCCATCGCGGCGCTTGAGCTGAATGTAATGGTCATCGCCAGCGGTGAAAAACACCGGCTGAGATAGTTGCAGCGTCAGGCCAGACTTTGCCACTACAAACCCATCATAAGACGCAATGCGCGAGCCCTTGACCACGCTTATTGCTCTACCTGCCACAGCGTAAATACCTTCCTGCGTGGTGGAGAATGATGCACTTACTCGCTGTAATTTCTGCTTTTGCCGGATGCGATTCGCCAGCCAGTAGGCCTGCTGATAGTTGCGGACACCTTTCGACTCGATGCGCTCAGGGTCGATGCCGCCAGCCTCCGGAATGCGTAGCGTTTCACGGATGTTTGTCTGTGGGTCGATGTACGAAAACTCCACAGAGTCTTTCTGCTTGCTGCCAAAGTTGCGCGTCCATTTGTCCTCGCCAATCTTTGAGCGGTGCGTAAACATCATAGCAGGCCCACTGACAGGCTTTTCAAACTCAAACCTTATCTCGGTGCCATTCTCGCGGTAAACCTCGCAAAATACCGCTCTGGCAATTGTCTGCGCGATTGTCTGGGCAGTCTCTTTTTTGTCGTCAAACGTATAGCAGAACTGCCCAGCAAGCTCGCTGCCGAAGTAGGTCTCAATGTCGTCCTGCACCTCAAGCAGCTTATCCATGCTGTCGGCTGACATGTCGAGATTGCCTACCAGTGGGTCACGCATCAGGCGGATAAGTGATTGCACCGCCTGAGTGTTTGGTGTTTTGACGGTATCGAACACTCCGCCGCCAAGGTATTTGTAAAGCATCTCTGTTGACAACACCTTAAGCTGCGGCTCGCGGATTGCGGTTGCCTGTGGCGTGGCACGGCGCTTTGTGTGAACCGTGGTGATGTCGCCATAGTTCAGCGTTTCGTCAATAATTTGACCGTACAGGTCGGCAAAGGTAAGGCTGTCCGATACGCTGCCGTCAAAATCTTTGTCCAGATTGCTAGACCGCCGCACCCTTACCCGCACCGCCGACTGCGTTGGCAACTCCACAATCATTGACATGCCAACCTGGTCGCGGGTTTTGTCGGTCAGGGTTTTGGTGACATTGTAAATGGTGCCGTATGGGCTGCCGGTATCATCCACCAGCTGCCACTGCATCTGCGCCGTTGCAGACGATGAGCTGAGCGCAGACTGGCCGCTACCGACTCGATACATGCCCTGCCGCGCAATCACGTTGGCAACAATGCGCTTTGGCCGAATGGTGCTAATAGTCACCCAGTCGGTGTATCCGGCCTCTGCAATGTTATCTGGGTAGACCTTGGCGGAGCCGTCTGGATTCATCGGCGCATTGCCGCCAGCGATTTTCTGCCACTGCACAAGATTGGCCGATACGTCAAAGCTTATGTCGGTGGTAGATACTGCCAGCACCTCATAAGCGCCATCAAGCACGGCGATACCAGAGCGAACACTTGCCAGCCTGACTATCTGACCAACACTGAATAGGTCGTCAAACTTGAGGGAGCCGGTTGCCTCTACAAGCGCGCCAACAGAGCCGACAAGCTGACACGATATAGTGACGTCAATCAGCGCAAGCTCGTACTCGTTTGGCGCTTTGAGTTCAAGGCCATCAACTGAATTTGAGCGAATGGTGATAAACAGCGGCTCAGTGATTGGATCGCCTATTTGCAGGTATGGGGATGGCGGCAGCGTGTTTGGGCTGTTGTATGGCCCATAGAACGCAGCGCTTGAGCCGGACACTGTGCTGTAAAGCGTATCCCCGTCCAAAACTCCACTTGCTGGGGTATCAACCTCGCCGCGCGCCACGTAGTAATAGCCGTACTGGAATTGCTTATGACTCACATCGTCATAAATGTTGTATGACTGCATCAGGTCGCTGGGGATTGACTGCACTGTGCCGCACACCTCCCAAACTCGCTGATATGGGCGCGGCTTGTTTTTGCGGTCACTCAGTGAGTTGTTGGCGCTGGCAGACTGCTGGTTTTGCTCCTCAGGCTCCGGCAGAATGGCGTCACGGATTTTGCGGTTGATACCCAGCGGGTCGTTGAACGATGAAAACGGGTTTAGTACCGCCTCGCCAGCACCCTCGATGATGTTAAATTCGCCATCGCCAAGCATGGCCTCAACGTCTTTTGAGATGTCTATTCCGTTAACGTAGCAGCGAAACGGCACACCGTCTGGGATGTTGTCCAAAACGAATTTAGCCGGACTGTCGGCGTAACTTACTCTGTTGTCGTACTCGCCATTGGCAAGCCGCCTGAAATGATTGATTAACGCCAAAATTCCACCCTCTCGCAAACCTGTTGGAGAGAGTTTAGCGAATCCATGCGAACTTGTCTTGCGTTGCGGTCGCAATGGCTAACCATGCCGTCAAGATAAACGCCAGAATGCCAGCGGCCAGCGCGCAGCACCAGAACTGCACAGAAGGGCTCAGGCTCGCTTATTTTCTGCAGCCCCTTGCTGTCACCATGGGCGGCCTCAAACGTGGCACAGGCTAGCTTTGGCGAGGTGCAATCAAAAGGAGGCGTATCCATACCGTTGTCGGCGCGCACCCGCATGACATGGTGCCAGCAATTGTAAGCACCGAAGTCGTAAGCGATGCCAGTATAGGCGGCCAGTGGATTCATGTCATAAACCCTCGAATCAGTGGGCAAATGTCCGGCGTTAACACTAGGCCCGTGCCTCGGCTGTTGAGCTTGGGCGCCGACACCTCGGCCGTAAACGTGCCTTTGCCTTGGTTAATGTCCTGCGCCTCATATTCGATTGGCCCAAATGCCGGAAAGCTCAAATCGGTAGGCAGGTATTCACGATAAATAAGGGTCGGCAGCGTGGTGTTATCCAGCGGAATACGGTCAAGCTCATCATCCAGTGTGTTATCCACATCGGCTGCCGTCATCGTGGCCGACTGATTCATGTCGGCGTTGTTGGCTGCGGACTTTGTGGTGATGTTGGCCGCCTTGAAAGTGACCTGCGTCACGCCATCCTCAAGGTATGCCACAAGGTCAACCACATCATCCACCAGCAGATACCGCTTGGACAGCAGCGGGTGGTAGATTTCCCACGTCTTAAGCGGCTCGTCCACACCCTCTGGGTTTGATGCCAGCTTTTTCCTGTATGCTGCCGCAATCGCTTGTTGAGTCATATTAGAGCCCGTTCACAAAATCAGGTGTTGTACAGTAAATGGCATAATAATCCAGAAACGCTGGCAAGCCTTCACCATACTCGCCATAAAGGTCAACCAGCGCATCACCGGCATCTGTCGCATCTTGAATGCTTGTGCGCTCAGCCGTGGCAGTGAATGACGCTTTCCAGAATACGCCGCTTTGGGTGTTGATGTTGATTTTGCTGGTTATTAAAACCAAATGCTCCTCAATGCCATTGCCGCTATCCAAGTCCATCAGGAATCGGTCAGCGCCACCACTGATGCGGTTAAGGAAGTTCTGAAACGCCTGCAGGCCTAGCGCAGTCATGTTCAGGTTAATACTGATTGGCACCGGCTCATAGTAGGTGTCGCGCGCCTGCCTCGGCAATCCGCCCTGAACCTGGGCGCGGAAAATATTGCTGCCGCGCACGTATCCATAGCCAAGGTTAACAATTGGCCTTAGTGTCGCGGGGAATTTGTAGTCGCTCATGTTAAACCCTCAAGGCCTTGGAAAACATAGAATCAGGGTCAAGCGCTTGCTCGCTCATAAACTCCTCAATCCGCAGTAGCCAACTGCCATCGCTCTGGCGCTCTGTCGATACGTTATCAATCCGCCCCTGCGTCTGATTCACGATTGTGAAGTTCGGCGCTTGCTGGCTGCCATTCTGCCCCATTATGTCACGCATCTGGGCCGCAGTGCGAGCTCGTGACGCGCCAGCGGGGACAACAACCTCGGCCTTGCCGCGCTCAACCATTTGATATGCGCCTCCGCCAATCATCGAGCCGCCCTGCTCGCGCGCGCCACGAATAGCCGCCACGTTGGCAAGACCCGCCACAATTGCTGCGCCCGCAGCCGCCGCGCCAAGGATGGGGCCGACATACGGAATTGACGCCATGGCCGAGTATGCGCCTGTCGCCGCCTTGTACGTGTCAATGGTTGCCGTTGCAATAGCAGACGCCTTGTAAATGCTGGACTGCTCGCCAAGGCTCGACTTGAGGTTTGCGGTCATGTTTCGCTGAGCGTCAATGCCATCATCGAGCGTCTTTTGGCGGCGGCGCTCCTCCTCGGCTGCACGAGCAAGGTCAGCTCGGCGCATTTGGTCTTTCATCTTGGACTGCTCATCCAACATCTGCGTCTCAAGCTCGGCGCGAGCAAGCACGGCAGTCGTCTGGATGTTGGTCAGCGCGTCCTGGTATTCCTGTTCTTTGAGTAGGCCAAGCGCCTTGTACTCGTCCAGCTTGGCAACCTTCTCCTGCTGCTGAACATCAATCAACTGCATTTCATTGAGATTGGCCTGCCGCAGTTGTTCAAGGAATGCGGCGGCTTGCTTGGCCTGATTCTCAATAGCGGTATCTTTTGCCGCACTTGCCACGCCAGCGGTGCCAGCGCCGCCACCAGAGATTAAGCCTCCGCCGCCAGTTGACGCATCTGCCAGCTTGCTCTTGTCAATGTCCTTTTGCAGCTCAAGCCGCGCATGGTAAAGCTCGTTAAGCCTTTCTTCTGCAGCCACAAGCTGCTGGCGCTTGGATATGTCAGCCGGACTACCAAACACATCCGACACGCCGCGAAACGACTCAAGCTCTTTGGCGCGTTGCTGCAGCGCTTCAATCTGCTTGTCCATGTCGGCAATCGACTTAATGTTTTCTGCGTCCTGAAAAGTGTTGATAAAGTCGATGATTTTCTGGGTGGCAGTCGGAACCACGGCGATAACGCTGTTGAAAAACTCATTCATTGACGGCGCGAGCGTGGCGCTGATGGCCTGCGTGGCATTGCCGACACTTTTGGTCATCAGGTCGTAAGAGGCGGACACCTTTTTAAGCTCGGCAGACTGCTCGGCCGTGATGGCAATCTGGCCGTTAATGTCGTTGAATGCGCCCTTGAGTTTCCGCAACTCGCTGGAGTTGTTGGCGTAGAGTGGGATGAGTTTGGACAGGTCGTTGCCCATGGACTCCAGCACAAACGTCATCTGGTTTCCACTGGCTCCAGCCTCCTCCATGCGCCGCACAAGCTCACCGACAACCTGGTCGCCTGACAAGTGCTGCATTTCCCGCGCCAGTGCAACGCCCTGCTGCTTGGTCATGCCCATTACGTCCAAGAAGTCTTGGAACGGGCCAGTGCCAGCCGTGGCGAACTCGCCGAGCTTGTCGGCAATGTCCTTGGAGATGTCGGCAACCTGCTCACCGGTGACGCCGTACTGATTTGCGGCAAATTCCAGCGCCTTGAACTCTTTCGTACTCAGTCGCGCCTGTCGCGCCAGGTTCTCGGTTTCTTTAGCCGCCTTCGCAGATGCCAGCACCATGGCGCTAATAGCACCTGACACAGCAGTGTAAGCGGCGGCAGCGGTTGCGGCCACGGCCGTCATTTTGCCAAGCGATGACTCAGCCTTGCCAGATGAATCCGTTAAGCGGTCAAGCTCTCTACTCGCCTGGCTTACGCCCTGCGAGATGACCCTGACAACCAGTGATGCGGTATCAGCCATTTATTTAATCTCCCGCGCCTCAAAAATTGCGTCAATATCCATCAGGATGCCGACCTCGTTTGGATTTGGTCGCCAGCCGACCAGCCTTGCGTAGCTCTCAACATCGCCAAACGTCAGTCTGTCGCGGCCATACAGCGTGTTGTTGTGGATGCCAAATTTCAGTCTGCGATAGCGCCAGTAAAGGTCATTGTCCGGCAGTTCTGGCTCATCGCGCTCAAGCTCTGGCGCTTTCTCGATGATGCCCATAGCCACCAGCGCCTCATTATGCTGGTTGCTTATTGCGTCCACTTTTGCCAGCTTTTGCTTGTCGCCCCACTCCCACGCGCAATAGTCGAGCAGGGCTTTTACTTTTTTTGGTAGTTAGCCAACTGGGTGATGTAGGCTGCCCAGATTTGGTCGCCAAGACCCTTAAATGCAGCAAGCGCCGAGGAAAGCTCGTGTTGAGAAAACTCGGTATCGAAGTCCCAGCCTTCCACCAGCTCGGCGGCCACAGCGTTTTGCAGCTTCACCAGTTCGCGGCCATGGCGAATATTGTACTCGCCAAAGTCACCAGCAGCCTCGGACTCAGCCAGAAGCTCTGCATTGGCAGCCTTGAACGACTCATCAAACTGAGCCAGCAGACGGCGATACTTGACTACTGCAATCTCCACATCCTCGGAATCAACGGGTTTCAGCACAATATGGTGGCCGGACGGCGTGCCATCGCTACGCAGCACCTCAAACTGGCGGTCTTTGGCTTCTACTTTTGCGGCATATAATTCGTGGATATTCATTGCGATTCTCGTTGTTTTTCGACTTCTGACATTGTAGCCGCCAATAAAATGTGTTGACAGTAAATAAAGTTGTTTATATGCTTGGCACATATCAACCAAAGAGGGATTAGCAATGTTCAACGCGGAAAAGTTTGCAAATGACATGCGAGACACTATGACAAAGGTGAAAGTAAAGGTTAAGCAATCGCTACTCAAGCAACTGCTAGATAATGGCGACATTAGCGCCGTGGTCTACAGCAAAGAAGTTAGCAAGCTGCTTGAGGAGCTTCTGCTTGACCCCGCCAGCGCGGTCGAGAAGTCGCAGGACACCGACACCATCACCGTGAACGGCTTTAAGGTGCCGAAGCCGATGAGCAAGGAGCCTGCCGAAGGGAGTGAGTATTTCTTTCCAGTGCTCACGGCCGCAGATTTCGCCGGAGTGGACAGATGGCAAGGCGATAACTTCGATGACAGATGGCTATACCGCAACATCTGCCACACCACCAAAGAGGCCGCAATAGCCCACGCCAAGGCCATGCTTGGCATTGACCCATGGGGTGACAAATGAGCAACCTAACAATCTACTGCGGCGCGCTGGTATCTTACGAACAGCCGTCATACGCAGAGCGCAAATCCGGCGCAATGTCGGTTACTGTGACCGATGCGAATATTGAGAAAATTGTTGAGGAGGTTGGGGTAGATGACATTCTCGACCGCATAGACGAGGAAGCGATTGCCGCTTATCTGGAGCGGTTTGATTGGGTGGTGGTCGAGGCTGGCGGCGAGCAAATTGAAGGGGGTGAGTGATGAAGGTTGTATCAAGAGGAGTACCGCCAAGCGAAAGAATTTGGCACGGCGATTGCCGCGAATGCGGTTCCACTATGGAGGCAGTAGAGTCAGAACTTGGCAAGGTGGAGCGCGGATTTGACAGAAATGAGTTTTACGAGCTTGCGCGCGAAAAATGCCCAGTATGCGGCGGAATCTTCTGCATGTACCCAAAGAAATAACAAAAAGCCCCCTTTCGGGGGCTTCTCTTTTTACGGGTACACCAACCTTTGAATCGTGATTGATGATTGCATGGCGTTACCGGTGGCCTGCCCTTCAATGCTCAGTGTCACAGCTTCTGGCCCGCCAATCTCTGGCGTTGCCGAGGTCATGCGCACTCTGTGCAGCGTGAACGACATAGCGCCAGCCTTGCCGGTGAGCACGCTGGTGAACTCGGTTTCGGTTTCGGCGATGAACTTCTCCACCATGGTCAGGTCGTACAGCTTGCCAGCCAGCGAGAACGTGTTGTTTGCATTGCCGCGCTCAACAAATGCCACCGCCTTGTTGCCAAGCTCAAACTGCGCACTGGTTTCGTTGTCGTTGGTGATGGTGAAGGTATCCACCAGCTCAAGCGGCGCGGAACCTTCAAACGCTGTCACATCCACGGACGCGAACGGGTCGGCGGTGTAACTCACGGTAAAGGTTGAGCCAGCAGGCGGCGCGGTCAGGATTTCTTGGCTCAGGCCAATGAACGGGAACGAGCCAGTAACCATGGCGTTAACCGCCTGCTCAATGGTGAAGCCTGTGAACTCAACGCCGCGCGTGATGATGTACGCATCAGGGTTGCCGCACTTGCCTTTGAACCAGGTCAGAATCGAAACCGATTTACACAGGTTGCCAGTTTGCAGCTTGTCAGCGCCAGCAAAGTCTGTGGCAGCACCGGATTCGTTAGTTAGCTCATGCTGAATACCTGCGCCAGTGATGACCAGCGGCGTGACTGTGGTGACGATAAACGGCAGGGCGTTGTCGCCAGTCAGGCCAGCGAAGTAAACCAAATCACCAACTTCTGCAACAGTGGTGAAGTCACCAGCGGCGCGGGTGAATGTTTTTGCCACTGAATCAACAGTAACCGACAGGCCGGTTTCACTCGAGCCAGCCACCCATGCGGAGGTCATAGCAGCGGCCAGCAAGTCGTCTTGACTTGACTGTGACAGTTCGATGGCATACTCGCCGGTGATTTGCTCGTTACCAGTGCGCACGCTGGTCTTTTCGCGGCTGCCGTTAAGCTCAGCCGACACCAGCGCATCACGGGTAATTGCAGGAATGCCGCCAGTATTACGCAGTGGCGACCATGATGGATTGTCAGGCGTTACACCTGGAGTCACTTCGGCGACATAAAATTGTGCGGTATTTGCCCCGCGAAATGGTTGCAACATGGTTATAACCTCGCTGTATATGAATCAAATGTGATACTAACGGGCCTTGTTGCCCATCCGTTTTCTACTGTAACACGGCCAAACGAAAAATTCGTTATCTCTGCACAAATCTCGTTGCGCGTCAATGTTGTTGACGGCTTAAACGCCACGTTGAGCAAGTCGGTCATTTTGTTCAGCGGGGCACTGCCCAAGTGGCTGGCATAGCGAATATCAATCTGATAAATCCCGCTGCGCCTGTCGGTGAAATACAGGTCAGCTTGGTCAATCGGCGCAGGCAGGAAAAATCCGGCCAGATATGGCGTGCTCGTACTGGTCGGCGCGTTGATGTTTTCCAGCGCTATCACGATGCCATTGCTTGCACCAAACTGCTTTAGCGCTATGTCGAAAGCCTTCTGTATTGACTCTGTGGCGGTTGTCATTATCTATTAATCCTCGCCTGCTCATCTAAAATTCGCTGGAACCGCGCCACGTTGATGCGAACCATGCCCTGCGGTGCCTGCTGCGAATATCCATATTCAAGCGCGTACGCATAGGGCAGGTTGTTGGCCAAGGTGAACTCCATATTAACGCGCTCACCGTTAATGCGAGCCGTCATGGCGCTAACTGTTGCGCTGCCGCTTTCGTCCTCGGCATCAACCGTCCCACCAGCTGGAGTCGCGCCGGACACTTGCCAGTTTGCGCGGAATCGGCCAGTGTCAACTGGGCTGCTCAATATCACCGCCGAAAACAGCTTAATCGATGTGCCGCGAATGGTTTTCTCGACACTCATGTTGGCTTTCTTGGCAAACGCTTCAATCTGGCGTTGAAATGACAGAGCCATAATCCCTCACCTTTTTCACGGCGGCGATGTGGTCTGGATGGTCTTTCGGCAGCTCCTTGCCGTCAACCCATACTGTAACGCTTATCACTCTGCCAGTATCGCTATGGCGCAGCTTTATTTTCTTCTGCATATCACTTCCTGCAATGCAACTTATGGCAAATCGTAACGCCAGTATAATCCACCAGCGGCTGCGACACTATCGACCATTCAGTGCCATCGAATCGCACCTTATCTTGCATGCTGATGTCGTCTCCGATGGCCTGCACGATTACCATCACATCGCCAGCCTGAATTGTGGTGCCGTTCACCAGATTTGCAGAAAACGCCACGGTAACGCCGACCAGCGGCACGTCAACAGTCGGCGGAATAACCATTTCGCCAAGTATCTCATCCCAAACCGGCTCGCCGCCCTTCTTTACCAGCACAATGCGGCCATCGGATTCGTCATACTTGCGCAGCAGTTTGTCCGCTACGCCTTTCATGCGATTGGCGAAGCTCATACATCACCCTCTATGCGCGACACCACCAGCAAGGCGGTTGGCGCAAGATTCCAGCCATGGCTTGATGCCACCGAATACAGGCCGCCAAAGTTTGCTCCAGCGCTGTCACGGATGATTTGCAGCGTTACCACATCTCCAGCGGTTAGCGATGCAGCAACGCGAGATTCCACGATGTAGATGGCCTCCGCCGAAGTCATGCGCGCAGCCGAGCTGATGCCTACTTGCGAGCCGTTTACCAGGATGCGGGACATTAGGATGCTTGTGCCGCTCGCGCCTGTGCGGCCCTTCTGCAGCTTGAATCGCAGAGCATAGTTGCCAGTTTCGGTGCATGTGATGGCCCCAGCAACGCTTAGTGACACGCCAATCCCGACTTGTGCCGCACCAAACTCGATTTGAAGTGGCGTACCTACTGCTGACGGCGCTTGACTTGCTGCCGTTGACGCAGCCCGCAGAACCTCGACTTCGCGCGCGCCAGTGATTACATCAGCTCCGCCAGACTGTAGGCCGCCAGTGAAATCAACCAGCCCAGCCACTGACTGTGCGCCAGTCTCGACAGTGTTAACTGCCGAGTCCATCACCTGCGTTGACACTTCACGGTGCTTCTGCGGCGTGATTTGCCCAGTGGTATTATCCGGCAGATTGCTGTTAATCAGTGCGGCCAGCGCCGCTTTATCCTGTGCCATTATGCGCGCCCCACTCTAAAGCTAAATCCGTTATTGCCACAAGCCACCAGCAGCGGCTTAAGCGCGTCCATTGCCTTGGTGATAACCACCGAGCCGCCAGTTTTGCCGTTGTCGAAATACGACACCTTGACCGCGCCAACAACTTCCTCGCTGGCAATACCTTTGCCATCATCGGTTGCGCGTACATCAGTGCCAGCGCCATATTCCGCAGCAGCGTACACTTGAGCATACTTCATCGCCGCAGGCACGCTATCGCTTGGGATTGCGAAGCCGTAGGCATTCACTGCGCCATATCTAGGCCATGCCAGCGCCTGAGTTTCGTTTAGCCTGGTTCCGGTGAAGCAGCCCTCTTGCATATCCACATAGGCAGCACCTTGGCGCAGAGCCACTTCTGCAGCGGTATCGTCTGTCGGCAGTGTCACGCCATAGGCGGCGGCGTATGAGCGGGCATCTGTCAGTGAAATATACGAATCTGAGTCGGGGAGCCCGGTGCCATCTTCCACAATTAAGGCCATGCTTAAGTCCTCGTTTGTTAATGGCTAAATAATACAGCCATGCGTTGTGGAAATCCAGTTGACAGTTGCGCGGCGTGGTGTATGCTGGTGGTGTAAATTTAATTGTTTAGTGAGGCAGAAATGAAAACTTGGGATGATTGGAGTGATTTTGAGGTTTGTTTTAAAGTCGTAGAATTGCTTGGGCTGCGTACGTGCGAAGGTCAGCACTACAAACCGAGAGTTGCCTGCTGGGATGAAAATGGATTTATCATCAAGTTTGACATTAACTCATGGTCAGACATGGGGCCGCTGATTGTTGAGAACAGAATAGCGATAGCGCCGCACCCGCTAAGAGATGATTCTCGCGGTGTGTGGATGTGCTTGGGCAGAGATGGTTATGGAAACAGATTCACAAAAGACGGAACCAACCCACTCCGCGCCGCCGCAATAGTGTTTTTGATGATGAATGGGGTGAAGCCATGAACGAAAACGAATTTGAGCATGAAGGGAAGGTTTATACCACAATCAAAGCGCCAAGCAACATAGACCCTTGCGAAGGATGCGCGTTTGATTTGGATAAGAAATCCGAATTATGCGGTAAGTCACCCACAAGCTGCTATGACGTTAAAAATCGTTGTGAATTAATCTTCGTGGAGAAACAACCATGCTCCCAGTAACAATCCTCGCCATTATGATGGTGGCGACAATCTGGCTGTGTGTTTATGAGGCCAATCGGCTGTGTGAATAAACAAAAAGCCCCAGAGATGGGGCTTCTTTTTTACTTACTGCGCGGCTTGCGCTTTGGCTTATCCTCTGCCTCGACCTGCTCTGCGTCTTTTGGCTTGAATTGCACATCCATTATTTTATAACCAAGAGCGCGCAATTCCTTTTTGCGCTCTGGCGATACTGGGTGTGGCTCGTACCAAATATCCATTACTGGTCTGCGTCAGCGATTGCAAGCGTACCGGCGCAGTGCTTGTCACTGGAAACAGCCTTGTCCCAGTTGGTGCCGGTAAACAGCTCGGAATCTGTTGGGCTTGCGCCGCCGTTGGCAACATCCCACGAGAAGCCCTTGAGCTTAAGGCCGAAGGTGTAATTAGCCTGCCAAGTGGTTTCAATGCGGTTTTTGCCGTTGCTGGTATCCAGGTTGGCAATCACGTCAGATGCGTTGTCAACAATGATGCCGCCTGCGGTCAGGGACAGAACCTTTGTCTTGTTCGGGGTTCCGGCCACATACAGCGCTGGAATGTCTGAAACCACAATGCGCTTACCCAAGATTTCCATGATGGTGACGTTGCCAGCCTGGAACAGCTGAGTGCTGTTGGTCAGCGCCTTATCAATCAGCTTGTGGTAGGCGGCACCGGTCATCACGTCAGTAATCAGCATGCCGGACATGTCGCCAAACTTGGCGTGAGAGCCGTTGATTACATTCATGGTCAGGCCAGCAGATGCGGACACATCGTTAACCAGATTGGCAACATTGCCGATGGCGGCAACAGCTGCGCCCACCGCAGTGTTTACTTGGTCGGCCAACAGTGCGTTGGCAAAGCCCTCAGCGATTACAGGGATTGCCTGCTCTGGGTTGCGCTGCAGCCAACTCAACTGCGATGGCTCGAACAGCACAGGGCCAAAGCCGCCAGCCACTTTGACACCAACCATTTCGCCCTGAGCGAGCGCGGTTGATGACTGAGCGCCGTTGGCTGCATAACGGTCAACTCGGCGCTGAGCACCTGCCAGAGTCTGGAAAAATGACTCCTTGGTGTAATCGCCGCGCCATGAGCTTGAATCAAGCACAATCGCGCCACCAGATGCAGCGTTGAAGATGTTGATATTCTGAGCCAGAAGCTCAAGTGACAGGCCAACGATTTCATCGTTGTATACTTTCATGTTTGACAGGGCCATATTAGGCGCTCCTTATGTCAGTTGTTTTTAAGCCGCGATTCCAAGCCATTGCGCCAATTTGCAATGACAGAATTTTTATCTGTCGCAGCCCCGCCGCCAACAGGATTACCCTTACCACCAGCAGCCCCGCCGCCGGATGCGCCATCAGCACGCATAAGGTGACTGATAGCAGGATGTTTTGCCATCCACTTACGGAACTCCGCTGGGTCGGTGGTAATCACGTTGCCAGCAAAATCGGTAAACTGTGTTTTAACCTCGGTGCCGTCAAAGTCGGTTTTAACCAACTGCGACACGAGGTCGAGCGATTCCGGCGCGATAAAGTCGCCAGCGAAACCGCCAAGCACTGCTTTCTTGCTTGAGCCAAGCACGTTACCGCGCAGTGCGTTGAGCTGGGCTTCCAGCGCCTCACGCTCCTTGCCGAACTCGCCGCGCAGAGACTGCTCGAACTTGTCCAGCTCGCCAGCCTTCTTGGCCGCCTCCTGCGACACCCGCAAAGCCTCGGCCTCAGCATCTTTGGCCTTCTGTGCCGCGCTCTTTTTCTCGTTCAGCAGTTCGTCAACTTTGGTTTTCAGGCCGCCAACTAAGGCATCGACCTCTGCTTGGGTGTAGCTTTTAGGTGCTGGAGCCTCTGACTCTGGCACTTGTGTTTCATCTGACATATCGGCCCCGCCTCAATGTGTTAATGGAATTTGTCAACTCTATTCTATACGGCTGTTTTTCAAATGCAAATAAAAAAGCCGCTTGCTAGGCGGCTTGTGTGCTACACAATGCGGTTAATCGTCTTGCCAGTGTCGTTTTCGATGTAGCAGGAGTTGTAGTAAATGCCGGAATACTTGACCTCTACTGCGGACTCGTCACTCATGATTTCGTAATCAACACCGCCAGTCTCGGTAAATCCCTGGTAAACTGTTACCGTACTACATCCATTGCCGTGGTCATAAACTGAGTAATGCGGGCAGGAGATTGAATGCTCGCACTTGGTTCCGTCATCAAACTGGCTGATAAACTTAACTGTAAACATAGTCTTACCTCGATTGTTAGTTGGTTAAGTAGCTTTGCGAGTCTCTCGACTGGCTCGGCTGTGCGGGTCTGCCCTTACCGCTGGGAGATACGACCACCTCCTTACGTTGGTTGCCGCTGATATGTGCAGGCTACATCTTGATGCGCTCGCCCATCTGCGCAAGTCCAGTGGTTGCTAACAATTCACTGAAAGCTGCTTGGCACATTCGACTGGTGATTGTCTCTATCTTCTCACCCCGCTCACGGTTAGAGATTGCCGTGTGGTCTGTCGAAGCAATCACCATGCGAATATGCCCCACAGATAGCGCACTGTGGGCTGCGCGGGTCTCGACAAAACCCTAAATTTTACGCCTCTAGGCGGAGCAATCACGACCGGAAATAATCGCTTGCTCTGCTGGTGTTTTACTGGCTGATTCTGGGATTTACAAACCAGTCAGCTGTGCCAACTTAATGGCCGAGTTGATACCAATTTCCATTTCTGGCACGGATTGGCACTACCAGCTTACCGTCCGTCTTTGCTTAGCTGCATTAAAACAAATTATTTTGTTGATTGCAAGCTTTCTATTAGATTGCCAATAAGATGCGGGCTGTCTGTCAAAATCCATGATAGTAGTAACGGGCTTAACTCATCCCTGCTTATGGTTGTCACCACTTTCTCTTCGCAAGAAATCTCAGCGACTTCCCCGTCTCTACATATAGACATTCCGCACCCAGCATGCTTCACGCCTATTACGCCGGAGTCATCCACGATGTACTGGATTTGGTCTTTTTCTTCCTGACTCCCAAACAAACGTATCACTTCACCCATTTTGCCCCCTCAAGTACTCCGCAATCCTTTTATCCTTAGCCGCCATTTCCTCAATAGTCAGCGGCTGCCCAAGGTCATCAACGCTGATTTTCCTGAACTCCTCGGCGCTGATGCCGGAGTTGCGGAATATCAGGCCTTTGGTTTTGCCAAGAATTACATCCTGCACTTCGGCCGGCCTGGTTTTCATCCATTCGTAATAAGTCATCTCAGCACTGACTTGGCCGCCTGCGCTAGCCCTAGTCGCGCCTTCGTCAAATATGTCAAATTCTGGTGCCAATTTGGGCTCCGTGGTTGAGCGGCAGCGATAGTGCGCTGGCGGCTTTGGGTTATTGCTGTTTTTGAACAGGTAAACTTGACCATCGCGGCTGCGGCAAATATCGCTGGTGCGGCTGTCAAGCGTGGAAACCCAAGTATAGCCAATCACCACATCATCATTTTCTTTGTACGTCTCAAATCGCGCCTCGTTGGCAACATGCGCAACCAGTGTCTGCGCGTTTGTCATGGCATTGCGCATGGATATGTCGGCAAGGCCTCCAGCATCAACCACCTGCTTAATAATTGCCTTTGTCGGCAAGCCCTGCGTGAATCCAGCCTTGACGCCCATTGACAGCCTAGCGACCTCATCCGGCCCCCACTTATCAATCAGCCTCTCAAAGTCTATTGGGCCATTCTCCAGCTTAAGCGGCTCAAACTTCGCAGCCGCCCATACTTGCGCCACTGTCGGCGCTACCATGTCCACGCCAATCCAGCCGCCGATGGTGGTGGCCTGATATGTCGCTTCATACCTGGCAAACTCACGCAAAGCCTTTCGCAGCTCCTCGCGGTACTCGCCTGCGGGCTTCTCCAGTTCCTTGGCAAGCCGTTCGATTAGCTTTTCCAGCCTAGCTGCCGTGCGCTTCTCGCTATCGAATCCGGCCACGCGCTTGCGCACAATGGCCTTCATTGCTTCAACATACGGCTTGGCGGCATTACCAACCGCCGTTCCGTGCTTGAGCGTGCTTATATGATGAGAAAGCAATTCATCGTTTAGTGGCACTTAACACCTTCCATCATCACTAGGCCGCCCAATGTCGCGCCGGAATTTCTCGGCCGACTTGCCGCCTTTGATTAGTTTCGTATTGTGGTTGTCGTGTTCCCATATGCACCACTGCAAATCGTTCTCGATGGCCTCTAGCCGCTTGCTTATAGCCCTGACATCGCTGTGCATCCACAGCAGCAGCAGGATTATAGCAAGCAGCATTACCATTACGATGTTGCGGGCCGTCATAACACCACCACCATCCTGCAAACCGCCCAACCAATCATAGCCCAGAAAGCCGCCACGTAATACCATGGAATAGGGCTGTAGATGTAGTGGAAGTTTTCGCAGTCCTGTAGCCCTGATAGCGTATTGCCATTAAAGCGCCATTCACCGGCTACGTAAACCTCTGCTCCATCATCCTCATCGAAGCGGTAGAAGTCAATCACCGCGCCGCTTGGGGTTTCGGTAACCAGTATCGCCTCAGCGCCGATGCGCTTGGCTATTTTGCGGATTGTTTTCATGGCGCCACCTCTACAACCATGCTCAAGTCATCATCTAGCAGCTCGCACCATACTCCATGCTTCCCGACCCTCTCGAATTGGTGCCAGAATCCGTTACCGCTAAAGTTCTTCCCGATGTACTTTAAAATCTCTGGCTGAGACCTGAATTTGTAGAAACCCCCTATTACCATGTGTTTTTCAATCATAACACCATCTCCACCAATGACTCACCGCAAGCGATAACCGCGAGGGCAATGATTATTAATGCGAATTTTTTCATTTTGACTGCTCCATTGTTGCCGCAACACCTCGACAAATAATGTCAAACTGCTGCTGATTGCTTTTAAATTTTGCTTCCAGGTTCTGGCGGGTGCATCCATAAGCATCCGCCGCCTGCTGCAGTGTAGTGCCGAGCTCTTTGGCTCGGCGCGCTGGGGTGGTCATTTGTTTTTCTCCATCTTGGCGACAACACCAAGGACAATGATCTCAAACCGATCAGGGTAGTCGCCATGCATCTTGCGCATACCCTGAACTGTGTAGCCGTACTCGCCGGCAACTTGCTGGAGGCTTTTAGCCCCCAGCTGTTTAGCGCGTTGGGAGGCGGTCATTTGGAAGTTCCGGATAATCTTGCCGCATCTTCTGCAGCTTTGTTTGCAAGCTTTGTGTATTCTTCTGAAAGTTTAGCGCTTAGCTCTGCAATTTTCTTTTCAAATGTCTTTATTTCATGCTCAAGCCCAGATACCAAGCCTACCACGGCTGTTCTGAAATTCGCTTTCAGCCTGTGCTGGTATGAGCGCTCCCACGAAGTAACATCAATCTTTGTTGATACACGACCAAGCGACATCATGATCACCAACTGCTCTTGATGCACGTGGCGATTCTGAAGCGTGGCTATAATCGCGTTTCTTTCGGCAATTTCTTGCTCGAGGGCTTTGATTTCGCTTTCTATTTTTGAAACTAGCATTTTCTTATCTCCATCTTGGCTTGGCATTATTGCCTGTCGATGTGGATATAATAGCAAACTGGTTTGGTATTGCAAGCACTTTTTAAACTTTTTTATTTATACCCGCCAAAACAAAACCCGCCGAAGCGGGTTAGCGTCTATTCTTCCTGCGGCGCTTCCGGTATGTCGCCAACTACCTGCGTATTCAGCACTGGAGGAGGTGGCGGCGGCACTCGCTCCAGCTCTGCCTCGATTTCTTCATCAGTCCAGTTGGTCACGCCTGCGCTACGTGCCGCAGCATAGTATGCGCGAGCTGGGAACAGTCCGGCGTTAATATCCTCAATCCATGACCTGCGGTCTTGTGCGGTCATTGGCAGCAAGAAGAACTCTTGGTTAAGCTCGAACACCGCTTCATCGGCATCAATGCCCAGCATATCCCCGCACCACATAATCGCCTTGCGGTAAGCCTCGGACACGTTGCCAGCGATTGTTGCCATGATTGAAGTGTCGGCCCCGCGCTGAATGCGTGCCGCCTCAGCAGTGACTTGCACTGTTGGCGTAATAAGCTGCGCGCCGACCTTTACCGCCTGCTCCTCTTTGTCCTTCATCAGTTCACGCGCCAGGTTGCTGGGGTCGGCTTGCAGCAGCTCTGCGCCGCCGCCTGCGCCAAGATTGTGGCCTGTGCGAGAGCCAATGCGAATGCCGTTAGGGTTTGACTCTGCAAACTGACTGGTATTCATATTCTGGCCTGGATACACCATCAGCGTGGGCTGCGAGCAAATGAACGCGCTCTCCTCAACATCCGCCGAATTGCGATAGTGGCCGATGTTTATGTCTGCCAGCGTATCAAGCGGCGGCGTGTCCACGGTTGAATCGTTGTTGTCGGCACCGATGAAGGTGAACGGGATGTAATCCATTCTCATGCCGCCAATGCGCGGCTCGATAATCTCAACCTCGCCAGTCTCAGAACCTGATGCGTCAAACTTAAACAGCCGCTGGCGATAGAGCCCGTCAACGATTTCCAGCACGCGATATTGCTTGCCAAGCAGCGTTGCAAACTCGTCCTCAGCAACCTGGTATTCGTAGGGCTCAATCAGTACCACCCGGGTAACTACCTGCGTGCTGCCCTTGGTTTCTTTGCGCCAGTTGACGATATTCTCTGCCGCATAAAACACAATACGCGGGTTAAGCCGTCCCGCGTTCTGCTCTGCCTTGGTCGCCGCGCTCGTCTCTGGGGCATCCACCAGCAAGCCGCCACGGCCTAGTGAATCAATCTCGCCAAGCGTGTCCTGCGCCTGTTGTTCAATACCAATGCCTGCGCCGTCCGCGTTTTCCAGCAGGTATTCGAGCCCTGCAGGCAACTCAACTTCCACAGGCTTACGCATTACCGCGCCAATCATTCCGGCCAATGTGCGCTTGGTGAAGTTGTAGAATATCGCGCCGTCCTCGTAATCGGTTTGACGCTCCTTGGCATAAGCTGGGTCGGCCTCGCTTATGCCGACATTGCGCAAATACGACTTGCAGTTTGCGGCCAGCACAGCGCGGATTTTCTCCCACTTTGGCAGCATCAGGTCATATTCGCGGTGCGTAGTTTGTACGCCTGTATTGGCCATTTTACCTTCCCCACATTTTGATATTCATGTTTGCAACTGGCTTAACAACTGGCATTTCGTAAACAATCGGGTACGTTGTCGCATCATTTTGGTGGTCAACGCCGCCAGACTTGTCCGGCTCCCCGTTTTTGTCATAGGCCTGCTGCTCTAGCCCGCGCGCAGTATTGGGACATAATGCGTCATTAATCCAGACTTTACCAGATTCGAGCGCCTTATTCATCGACAGCACGCGGTCTTTGACTGCTGGGTTGCTGGCATTAACTCGGACGTCAAATCCGGCCTGCTCCAGCAATGCCAAGTCTGATGTGCTGGCATCATTCGATTTGCGGTTCTTACCGCTGGCATCTGGATACAGAATAATCCTATGTCCAGCATCCTGCCAACGCTCCTTAATCACCCTGATAACGTCTGGTGTGTCGAACAGGTCGCACAGCTCGGCTACTGCATGCCAGCCATTTGGCCGCTGTACGTAAACGGTTGACGCCATCTTGCCAACGTTGAAATCCTGCCCGATAAAAAGCGGCTCGCCTTCCCTGATGGTTTCGCGGCTGCGGCATCGGTTGCGGTCGTAGTTATGATAAACGGTGCCGGAGGTTAGGTTGACGAATTGGCCGTCAATGTAAGCATCAATGAGCTGTGATGGGTATGACGCCCGCAATGACTCCACGTAGTCATCTGGCAGGAACGGGTTGGACAGCGTGCTGGCCTGAATCATCTCATAACCAGGCTTGCGATTGACCACCCACCTGTCATGCACGAATCGGAACCCCTCCGGCGTGGAGAATATCGACACGGTATTTACGGGCTTGCCGGATGTTGGCTGATACGTCTTTGGTAGCTGGCGGTTACGGGCAATAATCTTTACCCACGCATCAGCCGCATGCTCAGCCTTTAGCGTGTCGATTTCGTCAATCTTAGCCCTGAATGACTGATAACCAACGATGCGCGCCGGATTGTCGAGTGTCCGCAAAACAAAGTCGCCCATCTGCCCGTTGCTGGTGTAGATGATGTTCTCTGATTTGTTGTACTTATACCTGACGCCCCATTCTTGCAGCTTCTCCTCCATACGTGGAGCAAGGATTAGGCGCACAAGGTCGTAGGTCGGCTCATACAGGGCAATCAGCGAGTCAGCCCCGCCCTCCAGGCTGTCCAGAAGCGCGCTATTGCACATCACCTCGGACTTGCCAGTACCAAAGCCAGCGATAAATGCTGGGAATTTGCAGTCAAGATTTAGGAAGGCCGCCTGTGGCTCAGTCGCTGTTAACTTGATTTGCACCAACCACCTCGACTACCACCTTGGATATGACCTGCTCCTGCTCGACTTCCTCCACCGGCTTATCTCGCCACGCTTGAGGCTGTCGGTTCTTGAGCCAGAAGATCGCGGATGTGGGGTCTGGCGGGTAATGCTTCTCGCATTCATAGGTGACAATCTCACCCATGTTATTGAAAACCTTGGTTTCTTGATGTGAATAACCAAGCGCTCTATGGTAAAGACTCGATGCCACGTTTGCATCTGCAATTTGCTTGCCGCTCTTTATGGACTCCATAAACTCTGGATGGTCTTTCTTCCACTTATTCAGAGTGGATACGGCTATTTCAAAAAAATCGGCCAGAGCCTCATCAGTTGCGCCAAGCAGGCCAAGCTTTCTTGCTTGCTCTGCGTATTCGGATTTGTACCGTGTCGGCCTTCCTCCTTTGCTCTTTTCCTTCATTTCACGCCCCCAGCGTATCAACACCCAGTGTTAGCGGTAGTGTAACAGCGCCCAATATGAAAGTAAAAAGCCCCATGGAGGGGCTTTGGTTTATATGACGTCAATGTCATCTATGAGAAAATGATTTTCTTCTTTTGAGTCCAGCTTAAAGCTTTCACGTTCGCCGTGAATAACCTTTAGAAAGCCTCCTTTGGATTTTGCGTAATCCTCTAGCTTTCTTTCATCGTCTGATGCGCACAAGAAATCCTGCCATCTGTAGTGGTCGTAAGAAACAAGAAACAACGCCTTCATACCTTCCTCCAATTATCATTAAACCACTCGTCAAAGTCTTTGTTCATTCCGCAACCTCCCACTGCGCCTTGAAGTCAAACGCGCCGCACTTGGTGATGATGTCATCAATCACCGATGGCTCAAGCTCGACCCCAGACGGTACACCTACCCATGCCGCTGTCAGCTGGTGCATCTTGTTGAACTCGCCAAGAAGCTCCTTGTGCAAGTCATTACAGCTAGCTGCAATTTGCCTTTGCATTATCGGGTGCGGCGCTGCCAGATACTCAAGCTTCATGTACTGCTGCCCGTCCTGCCTTCGGCCAGTTACCGCGCAATGAATCATCCACTTGTAGCAGCCATTTGAAAGCGCATCTGCCATTGCTCTGCTCGCCTTAACCTCCCTGCCGAGCTTCAAGTCCCAGATTTTGTGCAGGCCGTTATTGCATCCTGCGACAAACACCACTGCTAGGTTCTTCGCCAGCGCCTGCGCTACACGATTGTAGCGCTTCGCTGCAGTTTTATTCGGCCTGCTCGCCATCAATCACCTCGCCAAAATCAACGTCAAGCACATCAAGCGCATTAATCCGGTCTGTATGCTCACGGCGCATCAGCGACAGGTCGCCTTTCACGGAATCAAACTGACCAGATGCGCGCAGCTCGTTTGCAATCGCCTTGCACTCGGCGTCAAGGTCATCCAGTGACGCAAACTGAGCCATGCGGTCGTTTAGCGCCTTAAGGTCAACGGCTGGGGCTTGTGGTGTTGGGGTAATGTCACGCTCGCCACCAACAGCCTTCTTGATGCGGTACGCCTCATCATCATCGACAACGTCAGTGACGCCGCACGCAACGCGAGTTCCCTGTCCGGTAGCCTTGTTTCTGAGCATGCGGGCTGGACACTTCTTCCATGTTGGTCCACCCATGGCAACGCACTCGTCCATGAACTCGCGCACCCGTGTTGGGTATTTGCGGTTTTTCATGTGGATCACGGCTTCGACATAGTTTATCGAGCCATCATCTTTGTAGCCGTACTCGTATTCGATGCCGTCAAAATCTGGGTTGCGGTTGAGTATTTTAATCCAGCCATCAATTGGGATTGTGACCTGCAGCTTGCCGCCAGTGGTGAATATGGCCACCTCTTTCATTAGCGGATTGAGGTCGTACTTGGCGCAGATTGACGATGCAATGAACACCTCAGCATCTGTAGCTGCTGCCCCGTGCTGGTTCTTTGCCGACACAATCATGCCACGCAAAATCTCGGTGATTTCGCCAACGCTTGCGCCTGTATTTTCGGCGATAATTGTTAATGCCTTGCTCATTTTGATTGCTCTCCTATAAAACCTGACTCAATAGTAAATTTATTTATTGCGGAATGCAAGTGTTTCAACCTCCAACCCGCACCCAAACTCCAGATAGTCGCGGTACGTCTCCAAATCTCGCATAAACTCGGCGCGGCCTTGGTCTTTCCATTCCTGCGACAACTCGAACACCCGAACCGGATGCCGACCAAATACCCGCTTCTTGCCGACAACCACAAAGATAAATCTTGGCCACTCGCCGGTCAGCTGGAAATACCCTTCCGAGTAGGACGCATCCTGAACGTGATAGCGATAGTCACGCACCGACCAATAAAACTTGTCGATGTCGTCCGTGGTTTTTAGGTCAGCCAGAATATGACGGTTTGCCACAATCCGGTCTGGCCTGCACTTGCACTTGATGCCGTTAACCTCGAAAAATATCGAGGCTTCGCTCTGGCCTTCACTGGTCAGCAGCTCCCGCGCTACTGGGTGTGCCAATACGCTGTCGCGCATGGCCTCAGTCATTTCGTAATCATCGGCGCTCAGCACAATCTTGTCTTTGCAAGACTCGGCAAAAGCTGCGGCAGCGGCCTTGCCAGCGTTACTGCGCGTCTCTATTTTAGGCGATTTGACGTAATCCACGGCAAACCTGTCTGCCTCCAGTGTGGCGCAGTGCGTGGCGGTTCCAATAATCTCGGTTGCGTTGCATTCGCCTCTCGGCGCATTCCTCGACCACTCCAGCAGCGCGGCCGACTTCGCCACCAGGTCAAGGTCTGATTTCGATACCGCTGCAACTGAGCGGTATTCAGCGTTTGTTAGGGATGTTGTGATTGTTGCCATGATCACCCCCATATCCATGCCAGCGCTGATGCCACGCTAAAGCACAATGCGGCCAGCACTACCGCGCCTGATACGCGATAAAACCAAGGGAAGGCGTTATCATCAAATACCACGTTATCAACCAGCCTGAGAACCGCAACCAGTAGCCACAGGGTCAGTGTTATGTTGTAGATTATTTGCATTTCAAAGTCTCCCATTCCTGCCCAGCCAGCCATGCCAGCCTAGAATCAACCATATCGTCTACAATCGCCTGTAACTGCTTCGGCCTTACCTCGGTAGCTAATTCGTAAAATAACGCATCTGAGAGCGATTCAGGGGCATTCTCGATAGCTTCCTTGACCAGTTCAGGGTCGTTGATGTGGGTTGGGTAGTGTTTGGCGACATAGGCCGCCACAAATTCTACTCTGTCCATGGCGCACCTCAGTAAAATATCTTGACGTTTGGAACTAGGCCTTTCGCAATCGCGGTGACGACCTTCTTGGCATCGTCCTCGCTCAAGCCTTCGGCGATAAGCGCAACAAGTGCGGCGCGGTTAATCTTGATGCGGTTTTCCTTGTCGGCGGCGCGGGCATCGGCCAGTCGCTTTGCCTCGGCTTCTTCGGCTTCCATGCGCTCACGCTCGGCCTGTGCAGCGCGCTCTGCCGCCAGCTCAGCATCACGCTTTGCCTTGGCCTCGGCTTCGATAGCGCGAGCTTCTGCCGCCTCCTTGTCGCGCCTTGCTTGCTCCTCGCGCTGCTGCGCTTCCACAATTTGGCGCTGCTGCTCTGCGCGGGCGCGCTCCTCGGCTTCCTTGGCAACACGCGCATCGTGAGCAGCTTGCTCAAGTCGCGCCTTCTCGGCTTGCAGCGCTTCCAGCTCTGCGGCCTGCTTCTCGGCTGCCAGCAGGTTGTTCAGCGTGTTTGTTACCACGGTCAGCGCGGCCTCATGCGCGGTCTTGGCTTTTTTCCGCAGATCAGGCCAGAACGAATCCAGCAGCACGCCTTCGAGGTCTGAGATAACCTGCTTTGCCAGCTCAGACTGCTGACAGCTCATGCACCACACCGGAATGCCATTCATCCACTCAAGTAACTTGTCTTGCTCGGCCTGCGCCGCCGCCAGCGGTGCCAGCGTTTCATCACGCAGCGCATCGAACCTGGCAATGCTCTCACGGGCATTTTTCTCGATAATCTTTGGCAGCTCCTTAATCTCGCGCAGATAGTCGCGGATTGGCTTGTCAATGGCGGTCTTGCTGCTTGAGATTTTGGCTGCCACGGATTTGATGTGGGCGCGGCCTTCCTGTGTCTCAACGTCAAAAATCTCACCCTTGACCTGTTCTTCGACCTGCTTGAACAGCGCCTCAAGGTTTGCAGCCTCAAACACGTTAGGCAGGTTGCCGGATTCTTTGATTTCGATTGGTAAATTGCTCATTTGCTCACTCTCCATACTCGCTTGTTATCTTCCGAAACTTCCACCAGCCCGTCAGCCACTAGGCTTGCTAGGCATTGCTCGAACCAGTCTTGTGGTTTGTCCATGCAGTCAATCTTGACAAGCGCGGCAAGAGTTGCGCGCAGAGTGCTTGCGTACAGAATCCCCTCGACTGACTCGATTCGTGTCATCATGCTGACCTTGATAAGCGCCAGGTTGTCGGTCAGGTTGTCGGTCGAGTTGGCCAGCGCTCCATACTGCTCCATGAGCGAAACAACTTGATCTGGGTTTTTCGGCATCTTGATTAGCTTGGTTGCTACCAGCCTTGAGAATTGGGCTTGTTGTGGTGTTGGCATATTTGGCCTGATGATTATTGCTCTGCCGATAAAGCCTGCCGCTTTCTGCTCGCTCTCTTGCAGGATTTGTAGTTTTGATTCCATGTTATGCGACCCTCTTGATGTACAGGGTTCGGCTGCACTCGTTTGTTCTGGTTTTGAATTTTTTACCAGAGCTACGACCATAAACGTGACAGTACGCCTGCAGGTATTTTTTGTTTTTGTAGATGTGAATTTCGTCACCGACCTCCATGACCGCGAATGGGTGCTTTGGCGGCGCTCCACGAGATCTCTTGACTACGAAGGCGGATGCCTGCTTGACATGATTGCCAGCGCCCAATTCTGCGAAGTCCAGAAGCATGGAAACCAGCGACTCCTTGGTCTTTGGCGTAGGGATTGCCTCAGAGCGAATTAACTCAATCATCTGCTCTTGCGCTCGACTGAATTTTGCCATGGCTTGTATCTCCAAAAGTAAAACCCCCTGTCAGTTAGTGTTGGCCTCGGATCGCGGCACCTGACAGGGGGTTAAATACTTCATCCGTTGTCTTGGGCTTCTGGCTTGCAGTCGGTTCGGACACTACTCCTACGCAACAAGGACAGTATCGCCATCCACCCAGGAAATGTCAACTCCATCCAGCAAAAATACCCCAAATTCTTATACGGATGGCGACTCGCAACGTCCTAATTCATTGCTGGGCGTGGGTTTCTGCGTTGTTCACGCATGCAACGCATTTTGTTCTTGCGACTAACTCGCAAACTCTACAACCCTTGCTGGGCGTGGGTTTGCTTGTTGTTTAGTTTTACGGAGTAAGTAAGTAAAGATAATTTTTCTAATTTTTCTTTTTTAAAAGGGAACATAAGGGAATCACAAAAAACCGGAAAAACCCCAATATAGGCGAAAATCACTCGCAATCTCGCCATACAAGCTCGCAGACCAGACGCACCAACACATTAACTACATTGCGACCAAGCACCTAAACACGCAAAGCCCTCGTAAATAAATAAGTTCACTATTTTCTCCAGCTTTCGAACGAGATAAAACAAAACCCGCTGCAGGAGCGGGTTTCAGGTTGTTTGTTACAATTCCAAGCAAAAACTACCTCAATCTTAGATGTTTCCCGTCGCCAGACGTCTCAATCACGCTGCCAATCATCGCCAAGGCGTTTTCAAATGCGTCTTGCTCGTGCTTGGCGCACTCTTTTTGTATCTCCTGATAGAACTTGGTTCGCTTAATCTGGCCTTTAATGGCTGCTTTATACCGCCAGCCAGCCATGCTGTCCTTGCTGTCAACCTTGAGCCGTTTCAGCACCCACTCCTTAACAGCCTCCAGTTTTTCCTCCATAGTGTTGCCTGTGCTACCCTCGTTCACTTTCAGGTTGCTGACCAGGTGCCCAATGCTTTGCAGCGTCAACAGCAGCGCATAGCGCACGTAATCGCGCTCAATGACGGCCTTGCCATTGACGATATTGCCCAGCGCCATAATTGACGACAGGGATAGTACACGCTCCAGCAACCGCGCATAGATAGCCCCAACCCTGGCATGGTTCCGGTATTCGTATTGGTCATAGTGGCGGGCGATGGCGCGCAGGTCGTCCAGCGCTTCTGGGGTTGGCTCAAAGCCAAAGCTAACCCCGCCAAATTCCAGATGAGTCACATCCTCCGCTAGCTGGCATATCAAGCCGACTTGGGCCTTGAGGTATTCAAATCTGGGGTCTTTCTTATCGACCACATCTGGCGAGTCGAAATTGATTGTGTTCTCGTCCCGCTCAAATCCGCTGTCAGCGATAAGTGCTCGCCCAAGGAAGCCGGATTCGATGCTGTCCTCGTCAACAATATCAGCAAGCTTTTTAGGCGTAGAGAAAGCCATTAGATTGAACGCTGGCCTCGTTATCCCATTGTGGGCCATGTAAATCCTGTCATCGCTGGCCTTAACCCTTCCTTTTAGGTGGTTTATATCCATCTCAATGGCTTTGATTTTGCCCTCATCCAAGTCAGGGTTGGTTTCCTTCAGCGCGTCCTCTTTGGCCTGTAATTTCTTCTCTGTCCTGGCCTTATCGTTCTCAAGTTTGTCTATGAACTCATCCCTATGGAGCTGGGACAGCTTGAAAAGGTTTGTTGTAGCCAACTCCATCATGGTGGTCATTACGTTAGCCATATGCTTGTTGCCACCAGTTTGGCTGCCAAGTATTTTTTGGGCCTCGTCAATCACATAAAAGCACCTGCCGCCCTCATAAAAGGCTGTTCTAATCACATCCTTATCAGAGCGGATATCGCCATAGAATGTTTTTCCGTTTGCGCTAAGAAGGTCTTTTATCACCGCTTGCGGCCATTCCTTGCCGCCAGCAGACACGCCAAGCGTCAACGTGATTAAATTAAGTTTTGCGCCCTTAAATCCCCTGATGCCTGCGCCAGCCATCGCCATGCATTGAAGGGCTGATAGCGCGTAAGCGCCGCCGCCAATAACCCTAACTGCGCCGTCACGAATGTAGTCCACGATTTCACCGGCGAGCCCTGGCGGCGAGTCAATATCGTAATCGTCAAGATTCAGTGGCAGGCCTTTTTTTGGTGGTTTAGGTGGCTCTGGCTTGGGTGGCTCTGGTTGCTTAGCATCCTTACGAATAGCATCGCGCATTGCCTGCTTGCATGGCTCCTCGCCGTGCTTCTGACGGTAGTCGTCCCAGTCACCCATCTCTGGTGGCAGAGCGACAATACCGTTTACTGGCACGGATGCTTCCTCGGCGTATTTCTGGCCTGCGCCGTGCTCATCGTGGTCAGCAAAAAACACAATCTTGCTGTTTTGGTGCCGCTCGCGCACATACTTTGCCACTGCCGCTAGGTTGCCAGTCTGAAATGCACAATACGTCATTGCGCCTGTCAATTTGTTGACGGTTACACCGGTAGCATAGCCCTCGACAATGGCAATCATATTGGTCTTGCCTTCGATGGGGTGATAAACCCCCTGCATATCGCCACCAGTGATTGGCCGCTTCTCGCCATCGACCTTTATTTTTTGCATGTTGATTAGCTCTCCATTTTTATAAGCGGGAACCAATAGTAGTTCGCCAATCTCGATAAAGCCATCACGCGCCGCCATGCGCTCGCCGTTGACCAGCCAGTCACCACCGAGACCCTTTTTATCCATGTATGGATGTGGCCGCTTGATTGCTGCTGCCAGCATTGTCGCTGCACCTTTCTTGGCTTGCTCGGTGTTTTTCTGGCGCACGTCCGGTGTAAATGTCCGGCGTACTGGCATCACTGGCGCATCGTTAACCAGCTCCTTGGCGGTATCCAGCGTTGACTTACCGATGTAAAGCGACAGCAGCTTGAGACCACCAGCTGAGCCGCAGTGATTGCAGAACCAAGTGCCTCGCCCGTCCTTGTCGTCAAACCGGAATCTGTCCTTGCCACCACACAGTGGGCATGGTCCATGATTGCGACCAGATGGCAACTGACACCCGTAGCCGTGCAATATGTCCCGCCAGCGGCCTTGGCAGTCAGTAAGCGCTCTGTCTATTGGCGATTCTGTGCTGGCATAAACTGGCGTCCGCTCACAATCGCAAAAAGAAGCGGCACTGTGGCCGCAACTTAGGGTTAGTGGGAATTTCATTATGAAATCTCGTCAATGCTCACACCAATCTCACGCGCAAGCTTTATCAGCTCAATCTTATCGCGCGCAGCCGCCCTTGCCTTCGCTTCTTCGCTGACCTTGATTTCAGCCACCGGAATAAATCGGCGGTTGGCGTAGTCGCGCTCTCTTGCTGCTCTGTCTCGGTGCATTATTTTTCTCCTCTGGCTTTGGCGAGTAGGTTATCTATTTCTTTATCAAACACACCAATCTCGCCATGAATTATGCTCCACTCGTGAATCGAGTTCAGCAATTCATACATCTCAGGCGCTGCGGCGATTAGGTGGGCGTTGGCCATTCCCTCCTTGTCGCTAGTCTCTACACCATCAATAACAATCTTATGGCTGCAATAGTAGTTTGATGGGTCTTCTATGTAGCTATCCATACCTATCACAACCTCATCATAATTAATCCGCCCATGCCAACTGTCCTCAGTAAAAACCTCCCACGGCCCCTTAGTAAACTTCGCCTCACTCACAATGCCCCCTTAAGCGCATCCAGCGCGTTGTTTATTCGTTCGCACTGCTCATCGCTGAGCCTGTGCTTTTGGCCGTAGTCCTTCTCAGACGACAGCACCTGCAATTTAATAGTGGATACCTGGCTATCTCGCGACAGTCGCTTGATGTTCACGCCAGCCAGCTTTGCGGCCTTGAGGCGCTCGATTGTTCTTTGTTCTAAAGTAGGCTTCATTTCGGTTCCCCTTGGTTCAGTTTCGACAAGCATAACAAAACCTGTTGCAAAGTAAAATATTTTTATTTATGCTTCATCTCACTCGCCAATATCGGCAATAACAACGGAGCAATAACAATGGCATTTTTTACACGCGTACCAACTGATGATGAATTGGCGTTTGATGGGTTTTACGATGGCAGTCAGCGAATTATCCCAGAAGGCACAGAGCTTAACGTGCTAGTGTATGGCGGCTTTAATGGCGTAGAGGAAGGGATGGCAATCAACACATGCTTTATTAACGTGATTGTAACCAGTCCTGAGTTTAAAGGCCAAAAATACAAGTGGAACGCGAAACTTTGGGATAAAGACGCAGCCAAGATTGATGAAGCTAAGCGCAACCTGCAGGTTCTTGATGTGCAGGCCGGCTTGCCAATGACTTACGCCAAATGCGACCTTAACGAGCAGACCATCGAGGAGTTCTGGACTGGCAAGGCCGAGGCGCGCGCCAAGTTTGGCGTATATATGTCCAATACAGACTTGAAAACCGGCGAAATTATCGATACAAACCGCCCGCAGGAAGAAAGGAACTTCATTCGCGGCTTTGGCTATCTGCGCGAAAAGATGATCAAGCCAGCACAGCAGGCAGCGCAGGCAGCGCCAGTGCAGCAACTGGCGGATGACGAAGTGGACTTCTGATAATAACGACAGCCCCAGCAATGGGGCTTTTCTTGGGATAGAGCAATGATTTATAAACCAAGACCATACCAGCAAGCAGCGATTAACGCAGTAATCAGCCACGTTAAGCGCAAGACTGGTCCATGCCTGATAGCGGCAGCCACTGGCAGCGGGAAGTCTGTAATCGTGTCAGAGCTTGCGCGATTCTTCGCATCAGTGGCACCTAAAAAGCGGGTGCTGTGTATTCAGCCATCAAAGGAGTTGTGCGACCAGAACCTGGAAAAATACCTTTCATATGGTTATCCTGCATCCCTTTTTTGCGCCAGTGCTGGGTCAAAGTGCCTGCGCCATCAGGTGATTTTTGCCTCGCCATTGAGCGCAATTAAGCAGATAGACAAGATAGCTAGACTCGGAATATCAGCCATCATACTGGATGAGGCTCACGGCATTAGCCAGACAATCATGGATATTGTTTCTGGTGTGCGCGATTATTCCGAGCGCGGAATTACCCCAAATAAAAACGTCCGAGTCGTTGGATTGACGGCCACCCCATACCGCATGGGCACCGGTTATATTTATGCGATGGATGCAACCGGCGATGAGGTGGTTCACCATGATGAAGATAAGGCAATCAACCCATACTTTGAGCGGTTGGTCTACAACATCACGGCATCAGAGCTGCTAGAGCTTGGGTTTCTAACCCGGCCAGAAGTTGGCGAAACATCAATAAGCTATGACACCAGTCACCTTGAGGTGGACAAGTTCGGCAACTTCTCAAGCAAATCAGTATCGGCGGCATTCGAGGGTAACACTAAAACAGAGCGCATCATCAAAAAAGTGTTGCATACAACCGCCGAAGCTAACCGCAAAGGGGTAATGATTTTCGCCGCCACAATCAGCCACGCAGAGGAAATAACTAAGTATCTGCCAGATGGTCAATGGGCGCTCATTACTGGCAAGACAAAAAAGAAGGAGCGCGAGCAGCTTATTGCCGACTTCAAGGCTAAGCGTGTGCTGTTCCTAGTTAACGTGGCTGTGCTTTGTACTGGCTTTGATTCGAGCCATGTCGATTACCTTGCAATACTTAGGGCAACTGAAAGCGCCAGTCTATTCCAACAGATTGTTGGCCGCTCACTGAGGCTAGACCCAAACAAGGAGTATGCGCTTATTCATGACTTCGCCGAAAACATCGAGCGCCACGGACTGCAATCCGACATCTTCACGCCAGAAATCAAGACCCGCAAAGCCGCTGGTGAAGGCGAGGAAATCGAGGTAACGTGCCCGTCATGCAATGCGCGGATGATGAAGAAGCGCCGCAACGACCCGATGTATACGGGTTTAAAAAACGACCGCTACGGAAATTTCCTCATAGCAGGTACTGAGCGCGCTGTTAACTTTGGCAGCGACTTTGGTGAAATTGAATACGATGGTTCAGTGCTAACAATGCGCGTCCTAGACCCGTCAGTGAAGGATGAGTTTGGCGTCATGGGCTTTAAGGAGATTCCGGTTCCGGCGCATTACAGCCGCCGCTGCTCGAATCCAGAGGCATACGTTATCGAAGGCCGGTCAGTGCCATGCGGACATAGGTTCAGCTTTAAGACCTGCCCGCACTGCTTCGAGGATAACGACATTGCGGCGCGACACTGTACCAAATGCAAGGAGCGGCTGGTCGACCCTAACCAGAAACTCACGGAAACCGCCAGCACTGCCACGGTGATGGCAGAGGGCGAGACTAGGCAGTTGACGTGCCTTGGCGCCGAATACAGCATGCACATTAGCGCCAACGGCAATCAAACGCTTAAGGTTGTCTATAAGACAGAGATTGGCGCAGTCACCGGATGGCATAGCCAGAAACAACATTGGATATTCAACCGACTGGCACGCGCCAACGGGGCTGAACCAGCGCTTATCCGGTCAATTAATGACTGCGAAGGCTGGGACGCGATACCGGCGGCGGTAAAGGTCAAGAAATCAATTCGTGATGGGTTCACGCGGTTTGAGGTTAGGGAGGTGGTGTTTTGAAAAAGGCAATATTCCTGTATGACTACACAGGCCTGATGGCTAAACCATGGATTAAAGCCGGATATGAATGCTGGTGCTTTGATGGTCAGCATGATCCAGGCGTAAATCGTGACGGGCTGCATATAAAGGTTGGCATGTGGCTGCACCCAACAAGCGCAGAGGCGATTAGCTTGATAGCCGGCCCTGGCGTTTCTTTCGTGTTCGGCTTTCCTGAATGCACAGACCTTACTGTTGCCGGAGCCAAGCACTGGGAGCGCAAACGCAACGAAAACCCCGATTTTCAGGCAAATGCAATGGCGTTGTGTGATTTAGTTAGGATGGTTGGCGAGGTCTATAATTGCCCATGGGCGTTTGAAAATCCTGTCGGCGCACTGTCAACCCTGTATCGCAAGCCTGATTTTAGCTTTCACCCTTGCGATTATGCCGGATACCTTGCAGAAGATGACGAGCACCCAGTTTATCCAGACGTTTACCCCGGGCGAGACCTATACAACAAAAACACCTGTATCTGGTCAGGCAATTGCTTTGTTGAGCCAGAGAAAAGGCGAATAGAGCCGCTACATAAAGACAACCCTGGCTGGCGCAAGTGTGGCGGTAAGTCTCTTAAAACAAAGAACATCCGCAGCGCAACGCCTAGAGGGTTTGCCGCTGCAGTATTCGAGGCAAATGGAATATGAAAACCTGGTATCAACAAAAACACGC